CCGTCGCCACCCGCGTTCGATGCACGGACCCGTATGGCATGGGACCCAGGGACCAGCGTCAGCGTGACGTTCAGGGCCGTGACCTGCTGCACGTCGACGCCGTCGACGGACACGCGGTACAGGGTCGCGTTCGTGACCGCGGTCCAGGACACGGCGACGCTGGTCGACGTCGACGTTGCGGGCACGGTCAGGACAGGCGCCGTCGTCGGCGGGCTGACTGGCGCGGACGTCACGGCCAGCTTCGTGATCAGCCACAGGTCACCTTCGGCGCCACCCTGCGGGTCGGTCGGCCCGATCCACAGGGTTCCTGCCCGCACGGTCGAGTCGGGCACGTCGGTCGCGAAGACTTCGTCGGACCCACCAGGCGGCAGGTACTGCCAGACCAGCGAGCCGTCATCGCTCACGGTCAGGACGCTGCCCGCGGCGCGGCCGGTCACGTTCGGCACGGCCGGTCGAAGGTTCCAGACCAGCAGCCCGTCAGCGCCAACCTCCAGGGATCGGCCGATCATGCGGCCGTCGTAGTACGGCAGTTCCGCGCTCGTCGGCTCTGGCTGCGGTGGCGCGACAGGGCTGGGTTCGACGCCATCGCCGTACAGCGATAGGTCCTCAGCTAGCAGCAGCCGACCAGCAGCCATGGGTCAGGGTGCGACTTCCAGGTCTGTGATCCGACGGAGCGCGTCGGCCGTCGTCGACTCGACCGCGGTCAGTCGGCTGTCCGTGTTCGGAGCCAGCGGCGCCTGGCCAGGGACAGGCTTCCCACCTTCCGCGACGACGTCGGGTGGAAGGTCGAAGGGTGGGCCTGGCGACCCGTCAGGGGTCAGCGGAATGTCGCTCACGACGAACCTCCCATTTCGACGACGGACAGCGTCGGGTTGACGACGGTCAGGTCGGGTAGGCCGGGATAGCAGTAGCCGCGCCAGACGAACTCAGCCTGGTCCTCGTTCGCGGCCATCGGCCCCAGCACGCAGAAGCCGGACTGTTCCGACGAGTTGTAGACGCCGTTCGCCCAGCCCTGCCCGCACGTCCGTATGTAGCCGTGCGGGATCAGCGTCGCGATGGCGTAGCCAGGGGTCGCGGCGCGCTGCACGAAGCCTTCACCTGTCCACAGGCCCAGGTTGCCCGACTGCGTGTAGACCGTGCACTGATAGGCCAGCCCGTAGGTCCGGCCGTAGCGGACGACGCCGCCCACCTTCACGATCGTGGTCATGGCCCCGCTGGTCGGAAGGATCACGGTCCCTGACGCCGCGGGGTGCGACGTCGGGTAGTGCGCGATCGCGCCGCGGGGTGGGACCGACTGCCAGATGGGTGACCCGTTGCCGTCGAAGTCGACGACTTCGTACAGGCCCCGCGTGTCTTCGCAGTAGGCCAGCGACCCGCGCACTGGTGCCCAGCCTGAGTACGTGCCGCCGACCATCTCCGCGCGGGTCGTGAAGATTTGCACCACGCGGTCGTTCCACTGGGCACCCAGCGATGACGCGATGACTTCGCGGGTGATCGGGTCACGAATGGCGCTCACGCGACAGCCTCCAGCAGCTTCGATCGGACACCGCTCGACGACAGTTCGTTGACCGCGTCGGACGTGTTCAGGGTGACGACCCAGACGCCGTAGTGCCGTCCCAGGCTGTCGACCGCGGTCGGGTCCGGCGTGATCCGGTAGCGCGTGCCTTCGATCAGGCACTCCATGTCGATGACGTTCGTCGACGTGCGACGAAGGACGCGGACATGGTCCTGTAGCCGCAGGCCCAGCACGGCATCCCACAGGCGGTCGTCCAGTTCCGGCCGAATCTCCAGCCGTCGCACGGCGATGAACTTCTCCGCGTACACGTTCAGGTAGTGCTGGGCCAGCGCGTCAGCTTCGGCCTGGGTCGTGAAACGCAGGTCAGCCAGTTGGAGCACCTGACGTCGGCGGTTCGATGCCCGCGACGCGATCTGCGTCGACCCTGCCTGGGTCCAGGCCACAGGGATGGCGTTCCCAGCGTCGTCACGCATCTGCGGTGCCGTTGCGTTCGCAACGACGACCAGGTTCGCCGCGCCTGTACCGTCGTACAGCCACTCAAGGTCCGTGTACGGCAGTTCGTTGGACTGCGGCACGCCGCACCAGTCGCCGAACAACGGCACGACAGCTTGAGCGGGCCGTGCTGCGCGTCCGACCTCCAGCGACGGCGCCGCGCCCACGGCCGACCAGCGCGTGCGGTTCAGGTACACGAAGGACCCGTCGCCGTCCAGGAAGGCGACCCCGCCATCGGAGCGCGTCGTACGAAGGACCTCGTCGGCCACGGACGTGCGCCGCAGGGTCAGCCCGCGCTCCGTCGCGTTCCAGACCGACGACCCCAGCAGCCGGACATGGCCCTGCTGTAGGTAGATCGGGTACTGATCCTCGTCCCAGCCCGCCCGCATCCTGACCAGTCGCCACAGTCGGCTGGCCACGTCTTCGTTCATCGCGCCAGGGGTCCACTCGACGTCGGACCCCTGCTGCACCAGGTCGGACCAGCCGTCGACGGCGGTCACCTTCACGACGTCGTCAGTCTTCGTCCATTGCTGCACCCAGCCTTCGACCCAGCCACGGAACAGGGTCACCTGTCCGGCCGTGTCCGTGCCCGCGATGACGCGCACCTGGACCCCGCTGGACAGCGCGGGTTCGAAGTGCCCGTCGCCCAGGTCCAGGAACTGCGACCACTGGCCGTCGCGGTTGTCCAGTTCCATCAGCAGCACGCCAGCTTCGGTCCCACCAGCCACGGACACGCTCTGGCTGCCGCGGGTGAAGTCGAGACCACGGACGTCACAGACGATCGACGTCCATTCCTGGTCCGGCGTCGGGTAGCCGCTGTCCCAGTGGCCGTCGTCCCACAGGGCCTGGTCCCAGCCCTCGCCAGGCTGTATCACGTAGCGCCACAGTTGCACGTCGACCCAGGCAGCCATTCAGCCGGTCCAGACGCCAGCGTTCAGCAGGGACCCGTTACGACCTGTCCAACGGTGCAGCGCGGCCACGGTCCGCGACTCGTCGGCACCAGTCGGCAGGTTGACCTGGACGCTGATCGGCACCGCGGCCTGAACGGCGATCGGCGTCGACATGGGTTCGGCTGCACCCAGCCCACGCGCGCTCGGCTGCGCGCTCGCGGACACGCCGGTACCTGTCACGACCGGCCCGCGGCCAGGCAGGAACGACAGCGTGTTCTGAAGGACCGTCTTCACCAGGATTTCGGCCTTCCGCTGGCGGGCCAGGTTGTTCAGGTCGTGTTCGGCCGACGTCAGCGACCCGTTGTCAATCTCAGCCAGTATCTGAGTGATCGCTTCGGGCGGCAGCTTCAGCACCTCTTCGGCGTACTTCGCCACCTTGTCCTTCGTGTTCAGAATCTCGCGCTGGTGCTCACGTTCTTTCTGGGACGCGTCCTGGGCCTGGCTGCCGTACGCCTGGGCCGCGGCGACGGCTGACGCTTGCAGCTTGTCGAACGCGTCCTGGACGTCGAGCACCTGACGCTGAGCGTCGAACTTCGCGTGCACCGCATCCCAGGCCGCGCCTATGTCGTCGATGGACTGCTTCGCGTCGTCCGCGCCGGTCGCGATGGCCGTCGTCGCGTCGACCCCAGACGCCTTCGCGTCGTCACTCTTCCCAGTGACGAAGTCCCACGCCTGGCCCAGCATTTCGACGCCGTGCTGGACCGGGTTCAGCGTGTCCTGAAGGACGCCCCAGACGTCACCCAGGGACTGGGCCTTGTCCGCGATCGCGCCAACCATCTCCAGGATGGGTGCCAGTTCAGCGACCGACTCGCCCACGGACAACACGACGTTGTCCCAGGCGTCCTTCAGCGTGTCGACCGCGTCGCGCAGCCGTTCGGCCTTCCGTTGTTCGTCCTCGTCGATCACCTTCTGGTCGCTGACGTCCGCCAGCCGCTGCCGAATGTCCTCGACCTTCATCCCGAACAGTTCCGCGGCCCCGACGGCACCCTTGCCGAAGATTTCCTTCATGGCCGCGGCGCGCTTCGCGGGGTCCATCTTGTTCAGCGCTTCGATGACGTTCAGGACCGTGCCGTTCATGTCGACGGCGCCGTCGCGCGTCTTCGCCAGTTCGATGCCGAACTTCGACAGCGCGTCGGGACTCTTCTGGACCGTCGCGGCCAGCTTGCTGAAGGCCGACTGCATCGTGTCCGCGCTCACGCCCACGTCGCCGCCGACTTCTATCCACCGGCTGGCCTCGTCGACGGCCATCCCTGTGGCCGTTCCGAACTTCGACGCGCTCAGGGCCAGTTCTTCGAACGCCTGGGCCGACTTGACCATGAAGCCAGCCGCGGCCACGCCTGCCGCGGCCCACGCCTGCGGGCCGACCGACGACAGCACGCCGCCCAGGCCCGACCCCGCGGCCTTCAGCTTCCCCATGGCACCTTCGGCCTGGGCCACGTCCGTCTTCAGTTGGGCCAGCGGCGAGCCCGCACCCGACTTCCGTTCGACGAAGTCGATGATGACCTGGACGCGCTCCGTGAAGGTGGCCACTAGCCCACGATCCTTCGCAGTTCCCGCGCGATCGCGGCGTCAGTGTTCCGTGCCGCCGACCGTTCGATATCGCGCTCGCTGTCCTGGAACGTCTTCAGGCCGCGCGATGGGTGGTAGTGCGACAGCGACCGGACGCCGTCAGGTGTCGCCAGGGCCTTCTTCCGACGCGGCCTGATCGTGCCCGACCGCTTCCGACCTTCGTCGGCCAGCTTCCAGAAGCCAGCCGGTCGGAAGTTGACCGCGATGCCCGACGGCATGGCGTCCCAGCCCGCACCCAGCCGAAGCCGACCACCGCGGAAGTTGGACATGGCACGGTCGCCGCCCAGGTCCTTCGCCGCGTGGCCCAGCGCGAGCGCCTTCGACCGACCGCCGACGTAGCGCTGAATCCGCGTCAGGGCCATGCCGGACATGACGTCTTCTACTTCGCGCGTGATCTGCGCGACGCGGGCCAGCCCTGGGTCCATCAGGGCGTGGCGCCGCTGACCCAGGCCGACCCAGACCAGTGCGCCCGCCCGCCCGTACCGGCAGCTTGCGTCTGCACGTACTGGCCTGTCGTCCAGGCCGTGGTCGGGCTGGCCGTGACCGCGTGCGGCGTCCCTGCGATCAGGTCGGCCACGGTCGCGGGCGGCGTGCTGCCCGTCGGCGTCCAGCTTCCAGGGACACCTGCCGTCGCGCCAGTGGCCGCGGTGGCCCCGCCACCTTCGACGACTTCGGACGACGTCGCGTCACCAAACTCGACGTCGGGCTTCCTGCTGAGCGGCAGCGACACGTCGAAGGTGAGGGTCGTACGGGCCGCGCCGCCGATGGTGCCCGCGATCAGCCGAAGTCGACCGATCATCTTCGGCGGGTTGTCGCCGTCCAGCCCGTAGAAGAAGTACGCCTCTTCCGTGTCGTGTTCGAACAGGAAGCGGTTGATCCCCTGGACAACGTTCGGGTCCTGAAGAAACGTCATGTCGAGCGTGTACGACGTCGTGGCGGGCTGCGGTACCGACTGCGCGGGTTCGCAGAACGTGGCTGGCACTTCGACCGTGGTCACGTTCGGCGCCGCGACGAGCGCGCCACTGGTCGCCTGGCAGCCCCAGGCCGCTGACCCCGCGTCGTAGTCGGCCGCGGTGACGACGTCGACCGTCTTCCCACCAGGCGCCTGCCAGGTGTCGCTGTAGCCAGCTTCGGCCTTGTCGACGACCTTCAGCCGGAAGGTACCCGACTCAATCTGGAAGATGACCGATGACATGGTGGGTTCCCCTTCAGCAGGCAATCAGGTGCGCGTCGACGCTGATCCGGTAGACCGGGTACTCGTCGCCCGCGATCGAGACCAGGTCGGGTTCGACCGTGGTCACGTTCAGCCGTTGGACGTCGGCCGTGTGCATCCCGCGCAGCCAGTTAAACGCGGCCAGCACGGCCCAGGTCGCGTCGTCCAGTTCAGCTTGCGCGGCGTCGGCCGTGTAGCGACGACCGACGACGGTCACTGGGATGGTGGCCAGCGCGGCCACTGGCGCGTCAGGGTCCGGCGTGATCAGCGGCCGACCGACCACGACGCACGGCACTTCGGGCACGTCTTCGGGTAGCCACTGGTGCACGGCCAGGTCAGGGACGGCACCGCGAACGAGCTCGGCCACGGTCGTTCGCATCGCAGCTATCACGCGACGCCTGCCTGGTCCAGGTCCAGGTGCCATTCCAGCAGCCGGTAAATGTCGGGGTCCTGAACGATGATGCGGACGACCAGCCCGTCGGACGCGAAGCCAGCCACGCCTTCAGGGCTGCGCCGTCGCGCGTACAGCCGCGCCGCGGCCATCAGGACGGCCAGTTGCACGTCGTCGGCCAGCCAGTCGGTCGCCAGCACCCGCGGTTCGACGTAGCGCTGGGCCGCGTCCAGGTCAGCCTGAAGCACGCTGTCGTCGCGCTCCGTCTGAATGCCCAGGTACGACTTCAGCGTCGCCAGGTCCGCGACCGTGGCCACAGGTCAGGCCAGCCGTTCTTCCAGCGCGGTCACCAGGGTGCTGCGGTTCTTCCCAGCTTCCTCAGCGTCCAGCACGGCCTGGGTCTCGTCGGGGTGCGCGTCGACGTAGTCGATGACCTCCGCGACCGTGGCCGCGCCAGGGTCGAAGACTTCGGCCCCGCTGACCGTCGCCGTGAACGTCTTCGACGCGCTGGACAGCGTGCCGTTCCTGACGACGAGCGGGTACGTCGTGGCCGACGACGGCGTGAAGGTGACGCGGACCTGGGTCGTGCTGACGAAGGTCGTCGGCCTGGCCACGCCGTTCACCAGCACGACCGACGACGGCGTGAAGCCGGACCCGTTGCACGACACGGTCGCGGCCGTGTTCACGACGCCGGTCGCTGGGCTGATCGACGACAGGACCGGCGGCGTGAAGATTGCGGGTGGGACGGACCCACCCGCGTTCTCCAGAAGGTCGCGAAGTCGAATGCTCACGGCGCCAGGTGAACTGCGCCGTTCTGCTCCGCAGGCGGCGTGTTGCTGGGACCAGCTTCCTTCGTCGTCGGCCGGTAGTAGGCCAGCGACGAAGCGACAGCGACCTGACGGCCCAGCACGGACGGCTCTACGGCTTCCAGGATCGGGTAGCGGTATTCGTACGCCTCCAGGGCCATCGAGTTCCCGACCCAGAAGGTGTCGTCAGCGATCCCGTACGTGACGACCGGCCGAAGGCCCGCCACCGAACCGATGGCGAACGAATCCGCGCTGGACGTGCCGAACGCGTTCGACGCGCCCAGGTAGGGGAACAACGGCCGACCCGCGAGGTCGACGAGCGACCCCAGCCGTGCCCAGCCGTTCGGTCCCATCGCGATCCACTGGGCCAGTTCCCCAGTGTTCGTGTAGACCAGCGCGCTGGCGTCGTAGATCGCGGCCAGGATGGTGGCAGCGTCCGCGTTCGCGGCAAGCGGAATCTTCGCTGTCGACTTCGCCAGTTCCGTCAGTGCACCCTTCTCCGTCATGCGGGCCAGGCGCTTGTTCAGTTGGCCGATGATGATGTCGAGCGACGACGGAAGCAGCGTCTGCAACTGCTGGGACACGTTCAGGTAGCCGCCGTACGTGGCCAGGCTGAGCGTGTCGGCCGCGAAGTCGAAGTGCTTCGACACGAGTTCGGCCTTCTCCAGCGTCTGGTGACCCACGCCGTCGTCGATGTGCGGGTCGACGATCCGCGGCCGCATGAACGACATGGCCGACGGCGCCGGTCGGACGCCGATCGCGGCCAGGAACGGACGACCGTCCGGCGTCACGTCGGCCACAGGGCCGACGACCGGCGCCACGACGAGGGCGCCGAAGCCACCAGCTACAGGGACCGTGTTCGCCGCGCTGGTCCCCATGTGCTCGGCAGCCCGCGACAGGAAGCGGTTGTACCGATGGGACGCTTCGCGGTCACCCTGGTGCAGCATGTCCCAGAGCAACTCGCCCGCCGATCGGTACTGGACCGTTCCAGGCTGGACGACGCCAGGCTGAAGTCGGGACAGTCGGTCGCGGACCGACGTCGACATTTCCAGGTCGTCGCCGATCAGGTCGACCTGGCCGTCGATGGCAGCCACGCGCTCGCGCGCGGCCATGATCGTCTCGCGGTCCTGGTCGGACAGGTCACGGCCAGCTTCGGCCGCGCTGTCCGTAATCGAACGGATCAGCGACGTGCGCTGGTCGCGCTCGTTCACCAGCCGTTCCAGAAGTGCGTCGGGCATCTCTCCTCCTGCGGTCAATGGGGTGGACCGCGGGGTGCCGTCGACGCTTCGTCGGGGTGCCGCTCGTCGCGGGGTGCCGACTGGCGAAGCGGGGTGCCGCTTCGTTTCGGTTGCAACTATTGCACGCGACCGACCCTGGCGTGAAGTGCTTCCGCGCGCTCGGCGTCCTGGCCCAGCCACGCTTCCAGTTCCTGCCGGTAGCGCTCGCGCTCGCGCTCGGCTTCGGCCTCTTCGTCGTCGTCGTCGGCCGCGGCCCGCATCGCCAGGACCTTCGCGGATTCGTACGCGCCCGCGGCCTCGAGCGCGACGTGAATCAGGGTGGCCCGCGTCCGAAGGATCACGCCATCGGGCTGACGCTGGCTGCGGTGCGGGACGAAGCCGACCGACAGCCCGTCGACGCCGTCGGACAGCATCGTTTCGACGTCGGCCACGTAGGCCGGAAGCACGCGCAGTTCGCCGTACAGGCCGTCAGCAGCTTCGCGCAGCGACAGCGCGTACCCGACCTTTCCCAGCCCGCCCGAATGCTGGTCGACGAAGGCGACGCGCTGGGCACGACTGCGCGTGCCTTCGACGTCGATCTGACGGGCGAAGGTGCCAGGCGCGAAGGCCTCCCGGTAGCGCTCGAAACCTTCGGCCGTCATGTCGGACACGTCGGCCACCTCGCCGTACGGCACCAGTCGGCCGCTGACGGTCCGCGCTCCGTGGTCGTCGGCAGCCAGCCGGACGTTCGTCGCCGTGTAGCCACGGACCAGGATGGGTTCGGCGGTCATGGGTCGCTCCTCAGGTGATCGGCACAGATGGCACAGCCGCAGCCACGCCGCAGTTCACGAAGGTGAAGGTCGTCGACGACAGCCGACCGCAACGCGCTGTCGGCTTCGGCGCCGTCGACGAAGGTCGCGCCCGCCAGCACGGCCAGCGCGTCAGCTTGACCGTCGGCCATCAGAAGTCACCGCCGGTCAGCACGACCGCGGAGTCGCCCGCGCCCGCGGGGTCGCTGGTCGTGTCGTTCGCTTCCAGCCGCTCGGCCCGACGAATCTCGTCGACCGTGATCGCGGGCTGGCCGCTGATCGGGTCCACGATGTTGGCCAGGACGCTGTACGCCTGAGCGCGCTCGCCCATCCCTGGGCGCACGTACTCGTCGCGGTTAAACTCCAGCCCGACACGGCCCGGTAGCGCCCAGTTGCTGATCGCGTCGGCCAGCGCTCCAGCTAGCGGCCGAAGGGTGGCGCGCCAGTGGTAGTCGAACAGGCTGCTGACGTTGCTGTACGTCATCGAATCCCCACCCGACGGCAGGCCGACCAGGAACGGCGGCACGCCCAGCAGCGCGCAGATGCGGCCCTCGTCGAAGGTCCGCAGTTCCAGCAGGGCCATGTCCTTCGGGTTCAGCGACAGCAGTTCCAGTTCGATGCCGCCGGACAGGACCGCGGGCGCGCCATCGCGGCGCTGGCTGGCTTCCACCCAGCGGTTCTGGAACGTGGCAGCTTGAGCACTGTTCAGGTTCGCGGGGTGCTTCAGCACGGCCCACGGCACGCCACCGCGGGTGGCCAGGTTCGCGGCGTAGCGCTCCAGGGCTTCCGCGCCCAGCAGGTTGCGCGCTGCTGCTTCCATCGGGCCGTGGCCCCGCGCGTCACCAGGCCAGGTCGAGTAGCGGACGTGCAGCACGTCGGCGGGGTCCAGTCGTTCCGCGCCCAGCGCGTAGGCCCGACGGCCGTCGACCCAGTCGACGCTGACCCAGTCCGGGTTCAGCACGACGAAGCGGGCGGGGTAGCCGTCGGCGTAGCGGGCCGTGGCCCAGATGAACACTTCACCGCGCAACTGGTACGACGTCACGGCCAGCTTCATGAACTCGACCCAGCCCGTATAGACCTCAGGCTCTGGGTTCCGCAGCCAGGCCGCGGGTGGCAGCGTCCGACCGTCCTTCGACAGGTACGGCGGCATCGTGCCCAGGGTCCGCGCGTTCAGGTCGACGCAGGCGAACACGGTCGACACGCGCTGGGCCAGACCGTCGGACCAGTTCGACCACGGCGGAATCCACCCGACGGGCCAGCCGTCCCAGCGCGACGCCTGAAGCGGTGGCATCGACGCCGGGTACATGACGAACGAATGCTCGTCGTGCGGGTCGGCTATGTCGTGGCCGTGCACGTCGACCGGCGGGTCGGGGTCGGGCGGTGGGGTCCGCGCGCGCTCGATCACCTTCAGGCCGGAAGTCGTTTCATGTTCCATCAGTGCACCTGCGGGATCAGGCTGGGCCGCGTGCCCGCTGTCCACGCGGCCAGGGTCGCTGCTACCAGCGGGGTCAGGTTCACGCCGCCGCGTCGATTCCAGGCCCAGCCGTCGCCCAGCGGACGCTTCACGGCCGCATGAACGGCGTCGTTCAGTTGCCACTGGTCCAGGTGGGTCAGCCGTCCGTCCATGACCTGGTCGTACAGCCAGCCGCAGGCCCTGGCGTGCTGACGCATGTTCAGCCCGACCACGTTCACTTCGGCCGTTTCGAGCTCGTCCTTCAGGGTCGCCGCGGGCGCGCCTTCGTCCAGGACAACTGGTGCCTCCCAGCGGCGCGCGACTTCGATCGTGCGTTCCAGCAGCCAGCCGACGCTGTCTTCGCACTGGACGACTTCCACCGCGACGTAGTCGCCCACCTTGCCCGCGGCCACCAGCGACGCCGCGTCGCGGTCGACGGTCATGTCGATGGCCAGCCAGACGTCGTCGCCGATCGTGACGTCGGTCCGGTACAGCCCCGCCCATACGTCGCGGTCGATGACCAGCGCGCTCGACGACGTCGACGGAATGCACAGGTACTCACGGCGGAAGTCGGGCTCGTCCATGACCTCTGCCATCGACTGGACGAAGTCGACGTCGACGCCGTTCGGCTGGCCCAGCGTCGGGATCACCTTCTGCCACAGCTTCACGTCGTAGGCATCGAAGCCGCGCACTTCGGGGTCGGCCGACCACTCGACCCAGGCCCGCTTCGACGCCGGGTTGCCCAGGTTGGCCAGGGCCTGTTCACGGAGCGCGATCAGCAGTTCTGAGTCGTCCGTGCCCGCGTTGCTGATCGTGACGAACTGGGACCCTGGTCGCGCGCTCAGCGTCGGGCCGATGGCAGCCAGCAACTGCTGCCGATGCGACAGGGCTTCGTCGACGATGGCCAGGTCGAGCGACAGGCCGCGGGCGCCGTGGCGGTTCGGGGTGACCGGCCGGTACCACGACCCGTTCGTGAACGTCAGCACTTCACGGCCCGACCCGCGGACGCACGTCGCGACGTGCTTCGACAGGTCGGGACTGTCCAGGATCAGGTCGACGTGCTCCTGCCAGCTTCGGACCGCGTTCATGCGGTCCTGGCTGGTGAAGGCGGCGTGCTGACGCGGCGCGCTCAGGCACTGTTCGACGACGCGGGCCGCGGCCCAGGCCGTCTTCCCAGACTGACGGCTGACCATGGCCCCGCAGTTCCGGTAGTGCAGCAGGCCGCTGCCGTCCTCCTCCATGAACAGGTCGCTGATCAGCTTCTGCCATGGGTGCGCGTCGAATCCCAGTTCGGCCATGCGCTGCACGACCTCAGGGCCGCGGGTCCGACGACGCCTGTTCCGACGAGTGGCCAGACGCGGCGCGGGCGCGGTCGTGGTCACCATGCCCTGGTCGTCTTCCGCGCGCGCGCCGCGCTGGCCATGGCCCGCTTCCGTGCCGTACCTATGGCTGCACCCTGCTGCGACTGACAAGGCTGGCAGGCAGGGATCAGGGTCCCTGTCCACAGAAGCGGGTCAGGAAAGGCCGAAAGAGGCGGATCGTGGTCGGCCGTGGTCGCGGGACGTCGCCAGCAGAGCTCGCAGACAGGTTGCGTCTGCAACAAGCGTTCGCGGTCCCGCTGGTACGCGTTGCCATAGCCGCGGGCATGGCGTCGCTGCTTCCACACGCGCCGCGATTCCCTCACCCAGGAATCATGGAGCGGGCAAGGTTGCAAGTGCAACGAGTCCCAGCTAGGGCCTGGTCCCTGTGCACATAGCCGCCGAC